TTGGCTACGAACTTCTTTAAGCGATTGAACTCTTGGTCTTCTACTACGAAGTATTCGAATTCCACGCCATCTTCTGTGACAGCTGTTTCTACTTTGTAGTCGAAGCCTTGAAGGAACTTAGGTGGTTCGATAGCGAAGAGTGATGCGCTAGCGAGGAGCAGGGCTGAAAGGATTGTCTTTTTCATTTTGTTTGGTCGTTAAGATTGGTTTGAGCGCTTTGCTCATTACAAGTGTACGAAAAAGATTTTAACTTTGTCAAGTACCTCGAAAGAAAAAAATGCAATAATGGCAAAATCGCTTAAGAAGCGCCTAAAAAACGCTAAAGGAGTTAAGAAAGTAAGCGCTGATCGTGCTGTTGTTGGTGTTCGCAATCTAGAGATTGTAAGCAAAATTGCTTATGAGTCTAAGTAAAGTATACCAGGAGTACTGCGTAGACTCTAATGGTTGGCATACTACCGATAAAGGATCCTACCACGACTACCTAGATGGATACTACAGCAAAGAGTTCACCAATCCGGAGAAGGTTACATCAATACTTGAGATTGGAGTACAGAACGGAGGAAGCCTTATTCTGTGGCACGAGTGGTTTACTAGTGCTAAGATTGTTGGTATAGATGTTACAGATGCGTGTTTAAACAACTATAAGGAGGCTAGCCTAGGTCGTGAGTTCCCAAGGATTGAAATCATCATTGCTGATGGATACGACAAGGCTGTGGTTGATGCCCACAAGGACAACAGCTACGACTACATCATAGACGACGGACCACATACGCTAGAGAGTATGAAGGATGCTATTGAGCTGTGGATGCCGAAGGTTAAGGTTGGTGGTAAGCTTATCATCGAAGACCTTCAGCACGTAGAGTGGTTTGATGAGCTGGCTGCTCACGCAAAAAAATTCGGTTACAAAAAATATCGGACCTTTGATCTTCGACAAAGCAAGGGACGATACGACGACTTAATCTTTGAGTTAGAGAAATGAAAACGAAGAAGTACTACGACAGCAACCCAGAGGCGTACGAGAAGAAGAAGAAGTACGACAAGGAGTACCACTCTACTGAGGAGCGAAAGAAGTATCGTGCATTTCTAAACAAGAAGAACCGTCAAGCCGGAACATACGGCAATGGCGACGGCAAAGACTACGACCACGACGAACGTAGGTTTATTTCAGCTGTAAAGAACAGATCTAAGAAATGAAAGCCAAGAAGAAACAGACCCACGTAATGGTGCCCGCACCTGAAGGTCATCACTGGATGATGGAAAAAGGTCGTTACTACCTGATGCCAGACAAAGACGGGAAGTTTACTCCCCACGCTGGGGCTTCGAAGGAGGCAAAATTCCGCTTATATCCTTCCCATCAAGCTTAGCACGCTCGATAATCTTCTTTCCTAGCGGAGTGTCCTCGTGGCCTTTTAGCTTACGACCTAACAGCTTTGTAGGTATACCTTCTGCCCTGTCTTTGATTTCTGTATTGACAGCTCTGTAGTCGTACTCTAGGTCTATCTTCATCTGACCACTGGTGATTGCCACCCATTCCTCTACAATACGTCGACCTTCTTGAGTCAGGGCGTAACGCTTGCGGTAGTTCCATTTATTCTCTTCCCGAAACCACATAGACGCATCCTTGTGGATGTCGATGTCTTCCTTGGAGAAGTAGTCAAAGAGGAAACCTTTCTTTCGGAGTTTAACAGTTAGCCAATCCTTGGTTTGATTGTAGGACTTGGACAGCTGTTTGGCCATCCATTCGATGGTGAAGAACTCAAGGTCGTATGCAAACAGAAGGAACTCTATCTGGATTGGGATCATCCCATACTTTGCCTTGATGTATTTATTGGCGTGCCACGTATATTTGTATGTGGGAGCACTACGATCGTCTCTGTAGGCGAAGTCCCTGAACTTCAGGTCTACCTTTTTCTTGAATTTTTTAGCCAATGAAGTAAATTGTATCTTTGTAGCAAAAGTACAGAATATGGGAACACTTAGCGGCCAACGCGTAAAAGACGTATACTTCTCTCCTTAAGCTTGAGAGCGGTACGGCTACGTCTACTACTAAAGTTATTGAGGACGGAGCTGGAAACGACACTGCCCTTAAGCTGTCTACAGTAAAGGTTGAGGTAAACGGAACGCTTGGATTTAGTGAAGCTCCTACTACTGGATCTACTGAAGTTGCAGCTCTTTTTCTTGATGCGAGTAATAACCTTGTTAAGCGCAATCTCGGAACAGCGGCCTTCACATCTGGTGCAAGCCTTACCCCTGTGGCTCCTCTTGCCATTGTAAGTGACGTCATCTCCATCAGCGCCCCAACAACGCTTGCACAATTGACTTCAGGAACGCTAGCAACAGCCGACACCTTTATGGTGTACGACGCTACGGCTACCGTCTACAAGTATGTCACACTATCTGACCTTACAACTTACGTAGGAAACAACATCTCAGTTGCTGCTGCTGGAAGCAACGGACAGGTTACATACAACAATGGAGGTGTAGCAGGAGGATCTTCAAGTCTTGTGTTTAATGACTCGCCGGGCGCTGAACAGCTAAACTTTATGGGTCTTGACTTCGTACAACGCGAAGCATCAAGCGGAACCTGTGCGTTCTTTAGCCGTTCAGATAGTGCTACAATCAACAACGCTGTAACCAATGGTGTAGTAACAACTATTGAGGCTGACCTTTTTGCTGGCGGCTGGATTATCGACTATATAATCTATAACTCTGGATCTACGATTGTACGAGTTGGAGAGATTCACGTGGCTTGGAACCCAGACAACCTCGCTACATCACCAGTAATGATCGATTCAATCAAGACTTCAATTGGATCTTCTACCACGTCTACGTTTGTTTTTAACGCAACAATCTTATCTACCACCCTTCAGCTTCGAGCAAGCAACACGACAGGAAGTAATATGACCGTACTTGTCAACGGCAAAGCTTTCTACGCGTTCTAGTATGACTAAAGAAGAAGCACGGGTAGAGCTGTTTATTCTAGCTCGTAATAACTTCGAAGAGATTATGGAGAAGGCCAAGGATCTTGGCATCTATGATGACTTTATGATGATTGCGACCGTTGGGCTTGTAGCTGGGGAGCAAGAAGGTAAGAACGTTGTTGAGTCTATATCGACTATTGATGTAGACAACACTGAAGAAATGAACTCACTATTGATGTACTTAGCTACATCATATCAGGAGATGGATGATGACGACGAGGACACCGATCCGTCTGATCCAGATTTCTGGCTAAATTTGAACTAAATTAAAATGAAATGGAACTTATTCGTAAAATTATTGCGGGCACTGACCCGCTTAAAGCGCTCGCGTACTACGTGGGGCAGCGGGCAGGGGAAGGAGAAATCCACGCAATTATGATTGATGGTGGGCACCTTGTCCGCCACGGAGAACGCAAGTACCTCATATACATAAAGAAAGACGACAGCATTATGCTGTGGAAGTCTATCGAGGCTATGCCTGTCATCATAGAGTACGATTGCAACTTCTAGTTGTAACCGACTTACAATTTTATTTTAATTTATATGAAACCATTGTACCACATTCTTGTACATATCCCGTCGGCTGTAAACGACACCATCAAAGTAGGTGAAACTGAAATCTACGTTGACACTAAGTTCAACGAGTTTGAGTACCGCACAATGAAGGCGAAGGTTGTTGGAATTCCAGCGAAGTTCGAATCTCAGGTAGAGGTTGGAGACTATGTGTTCCACCACCACCACGTAGCGCTGAACGATAACCAAATTGTTGACGTCAACGAAAAGGTCTACCGCGTCAACTACGACCCATTTGGTGGTAGTGCAAACCAAGCCTACCTGATTGAGAAGCCGGATGGAACTTTGCTTGCTGTTGCAGATTGGGTGTTCCTAGAGCCAGTAGAGCAGGAGCCAGAACTCAAGAGCGATGTTCTGGAATTAGTTACGTTTAAGGAGCCCGAGAAGCGTTGGGGACGTATCGTGTACGGAAGCCAGTGGTTGGAGTCGGAAGGACTTGCTGTTGGTGATGTGGTGTTCTTCGCTAAAGACGCAGACTACGAGATGGACATCAATGGCCGCAAGCTGTGGCGTATGCAAATCCACCACCTGCTATGCGCAAAGCAGTAAGCAAGTTCACCACTGTTGATGCAGCCCGCAACCTTATCTCCGCAATGGAAGCTGCTATCCAGAATATGACCGAAGAGATTCGCAAGCCAGTGGACCCTGACCTAACGGGGTCTGCTCGCAAGGCGGAACTTCAGGCCATCAAGGATACAGCACTTGCCTGCAAGGAACTGATTGTGGAGCGCCAGAAACTAGAACAGCTAGTTGGAGACCTTGAGGAATCTGGTGGCTTCGAGCAGGAAAAGGATTTCAAGGGAGGGTTTGCAGAAAGAAACGCTAGGCGATGATAACGATTCCTGTAACTCAAGAAGACATCGAAAAGGCTGAGAAACTCTACAGCTTTAAGTGCTTGAACAACTCCATAACTGAGGGCAAGAGTAACATATACGGAGCCATCGGAGAAGTTGTGGTTGAAAGATACTTAAAGTCTATAAACAGATACGTTGACTTTACAAGTACCTTTGATTACGATATGATTGTCTCTGGAAAGAAGATAGACGTAAAATCAAAGAGAACAACAGTAACACCAAAAGAACACTACCTGTGTAGCGTCTTTAACTTCAACACAACTCAGAAGTGCGACTACTACGTATTTACTCGTGTAAAGGAAAGTAAAGACGTGGCGTACATACTCGGGTATATGTCGAAGAAAGAGTTTTATGAAAGGTCTATGTTCTTCAAAGAGGGCGACATTGACGTTAACGGATTTGCATTCAGAAGCGACAACTACTCAATTCAAATAAAAGACTTAAATAAATTCTGATGGCAGGTCTGAAGATAATAGACGGCGAAGAGGTGATCAACATCTGTCCCAATGGGTCGGATGGTCCGATCATTGAGATTGAGTCGCTGAATATTCAGCTTCCAGAGCCAACGAATGTTTTATTCCAAAGTTTACCAGTAGTGAACCAAAGATGGCAGAGAATTGATTTGCCACGAGAGCTGTCCCAGATTAAGTCTATGGACGACTGGTACGAATCACCACGAGAGTTCCAACAGAAGTGGAGTCCCTACATCGAGGAGGAGTTCCGCCGAAGAAGAGAAGGTGTGTGGTTTATGAATAACGGTGTTCAAACATACATTACTGGACACCACTATATGTTCCTCCAGTGGAGCAAGATTGACATCGGCTATCCGGGCTACCTCGACTTTCAAAGGAAACTATTCGTTCACTTTGCTGCGTGCGAGGCAGACCCGCGTTGCTTGGGGCAGATCTACACCAAGTGTCGACGCTCTGGCTACACAAATATGAGTGCAGCTACACTAGTTGATGAGGGAACTCAGGTGAAGGAAAAGCTGTTGGGTATTATGAGCAAGACAGGTACGGACGCGCAGGAGGCTGTGTTCGGTTCTAAGATTGTACCAATCTACAAGGGCTACCCATTCTTCTTTACAGCTATTCAGGACGGTACCACCAACCCGCGAATGGAGCTTGCGTTTCGTGAACCTGCAAAGCGAATCACCAAGAAGAACAAGACATCACAAAGGGGAGAGGCACTTGATACAATCATCAACTGGAAGAACACCACCAACAACGCATACGACGGAAGCAAGACCCATATGTTGTTTCTCGATGAGGCTGGTAAATGGCTGAATCCTAACGATATACGTGAGGTGTGGCGCATCCACAGAACGTGTTTGCTTGTTGGTCGTAGGGTGATTGGAAAGGCGATGGTAGGCTCTACCGTGAATCCACTTGACAAAGGAGGCCGTGAGTTCCGAGACCTATACTACGACTCTGACCCGAATGACCGAAACGAGAACGGACGTACCAAGAGTGGTCTGTACAAAATCTTTATCCCAGCATACGATGCACTAGAAGGATTCTTCGATCAGTACGGACTGCCTATCGTGGACGACCCAGAGCAGCCAGTGATGACTGAGGATGGAACGTTCACCACAATCGGAGCACGCACGTTCTTGAAGAACGAGAGAAAGGGACAGCAGAACAACAGCTATGAACTGAACGAAATCATCCGTCAGTTCCCGTTCACTGAGGACGAGGCGTTCCGTGATTCGACCAAGTCTTCGCTGTTCAACATCCAAAAGATTTACGAGCAGATTCAGCACAACGAGGAGCTGTTCCCAAATCCAGTAATCATTGGCAACTTCCAATGGAAGGAAGGCAAGCAAGACACGGAGGTTGTCTTTGCACCAGACCCGAACGGAAGATGGAGAGTGGCTTGGCTAGCACCACAGGATATTCGAAACAAACGAAAGATAGAGAACAACAAGATGGTTGCTCCAAATGGAGCGTTCGGTGTGATGGGAGTTGACTCCTATGACCTTGACACCACCATCGACTACCGAGCATCTAAGGGTGCCTGTCACATCTACAACAAGTTCTCGATGGAACACCCAGCGAATATGTTTGTTGCTGAGTATGCCTCTCGTCCACCGCTTGCTAAAATCTTCTACGAGGACATCCTTATGGCTGCTGTATTCTACGGCTATCCTGTGCTGATAGAGAACAACAAGTACGGCATTGCACGATACTTTGAGTCACGAGGGTATGACGAGTACCTAATGGACCGACCAGCGCATCTTATGTCATCATCGGCAAAGGTGAACGTAAAGACAAAAGGTATCCCATCCAACAGCCAAGACGTGATCCAAGCCCACGCTCAGGCTATCGAGGCGTACATCCACGACCACGTAGGACTCCACAACGAGACCGGACACTTCGGAAAGATGTACTTTACAAGAACGCTAGAGGACTGGATTAACTTCAAGATTGACGATCGAACAAAGTTTGACTTAACCATCAGCTCTGGACTCGCACTTCTCGGAGCACAAAAGCAAGTAAAAGAAACAAAGAAAACGAACTTCAACGAGAAGGTTTTCTTCCGTAAAGGCAAGGAAATTACGCGCTGAGATAACACGTACCTTTGTGCATAAACTGCGATAAATGGATCAATACTCAGTAAAAAGCAACGGGTACGACTCTACGTTTCCTGATCCGCTTGCCTCACACGAGGCCAAAGTAAGTAAAGCCTATGGCCTACAATACGCCAAGGCCATCTACAGCCAATGGGGTAGTGTAGAGTGGGAAGGCTCACTATATGGTAAGCGTTGGAAGGAGTTTGAGATTTCTCGCGACTACGCAAACGGAACACAGGACACCTCCATCTACAAGCAAATCCTTACGTCGCTAGACCCAAACAACGGAGACGGCTCACTGGTAAACCTAGACTGGACACCAGTACCTATCGTTCCTAAGTTCGTAAAGATTGTAGTCAACAAGATCCTATCGTCTAAGTTCTACCCTAACGTAGAGGCCGTAGATCCACTCTCTCGCAGTGAGAAGGACTACGAAAAGAACAAGATGAAGATTTTCATCGAGAACAAAGACGTACTTAAGGAAGCCAAAGAGTCTGGACTGCGTACTGAGGTAGACCCCGACCAACTTCCCGATACCGCAGAAGAAACCGAAATCTTTCTTGAGACCAACATCAAGACCGCAGCAGAAATCGCTGCACAGATTGGCATCAACCTTACCCTTAGCTGGAACGACTTTGACGAGCGTGTGTTCCGTCGTAACGTAGAGGACCTTGTTACCTGCGGTATGGCTGTTACCAAGCGCAGCAACGATCCAAACTACGGAATCGTAGAGGAGTACGTTGACCCAGCATACTTCGTCCACAGCTTCACAGACGACCCCACGTTCAGCGACATCATCTACGCAGGACATATGAAGCGTATGAGCATCTCTGAGCTTAAGCGTGTGGCAGGTAATCAGTTTACTGAAGACCAGTACGAGAAGATGGCCCGCACGGTGATGAACCGATTCGGTAACGATGCCAACCGTTTTATGGATCAGCGCTACGACGTAGGTATGGACCGCTACTACTACGGATACGACGAGTACACCATTGACGTACTTGACTTCGAGTTCGTAAGCGTTGACAACATCATCTTCGAGAAGAAGGAGTCTCGCTTTGGTAACATCGGCTTCTACTACAAGGGCCACAAGTACAATGCACCACAGCAGAGCGTATACGATCGTGAAGCTGTTTATATGCAGAACCAGACGCTTTACGGCGGTTGCTACATCCTTGGCACGGAATACATCTACGACTACGGGGTAAAGAAAAATATACCTAAGAACGTACACGACCTTAGCCGTACTCGTATGAGCTACAGCGTGATGGCTAGCAATATCCGTCGTATGATTCCTAAGTCAATGGTAAGTTCTATCATCGGCTTTGCTGACCAACTTCAGATCACTCACCTCAAGCTTCAGCAGTCTATCGCTAAGGCTAAGCCTGATGGATTGATTGTAGACATCGAAGGACTGGAGAACGTACAGCTTGGTCGCGGTGGAGAGCTTCAGCCTCTTGACATCCAAGACATCTACGAGCAGACTGGTATCTTCTACTACCGTTCTAAGAACGCAGACGGAAGCTTCCAGAACCCGCCTATCCGTCCGTTGGACAACAGCATTCGAAACATCAACGAACTCATCACCATCTACAACCACGCACTACGGATGATCCGTGACGCTACGGGTATCAACGAGGTGATGGACGGAACATCTCCTAAGGGAGACCAGCTTGTTGGTGTACGTCAGCAGCAGCTTGCCGCTGGTAACAACGCACTCTACGACATCACCAACGCAGCGATTGTGCTGTACCGAAAGATCTGTGAAGACGTGGTGAAATGTCTGCAGATTCTGCCTCCAAAATCTATTTTGTACCAAGCGTACGAAACTGCAATTGGACGCGAGAATATGGCGGTATTGTCGAGCTTCTCAGCGCTTCCTATGTATAACTTCGGAGTACGTGTGGTAAACGATATGGGTGAGCTTGATCGGATGTACCTTGAGCAGAACATTCAGGCTTCTATCGCTAATGGAGAACTAGACATCGAAGATGCAATCGCCATCCGTCAGCTGCGTGACATCGACCAAGCCGAGCGCTTGTTGATCGTACGCCGTAAAAAGCGTATGAAGATGCGTCAAGAGATGGCCCAACAGAACTCTCAGTTCCAAGCGCAGGCTAACGCTCAGGTGGCTCAGGTCACCAGCCAAGCCAAGATGCAGGAGGAGCAGATGAAGGCACAGCTCGAGGCACAGAAGATTCAGCTTGAAGCACAGGCTAAGGCTCAGCTGTTGCAGGTGGAGTACGACCTTAAGATGCAACTTGCGAGGGTTCAAGGTCAGTTCGGCATTGCCGAGCAGCAGATTGAGTCTGGTGTACGTCAGAATGCCGACCAGCAGGCGGAAGACCGCAAGGACGACCGCATCAAGGAGCAGGCCGTAGCCCAGAGCAAACTGATTGCTCAGCGTAAAGGTGAGCGTCCTGAACTCAAGAAGGAAGACCTCGAGGGTCAGGAAGACATCGTTGACATCATCTTAAATCAATAACTATCTTTGTAGGGCAATAGCGTTGCTCTTTAACCTTTAATCTTTTTCGTTGTGAGCTATTCAAATCTTACCAACCCAGTAAACTACCAGCTTCAGGCTTTTGGCCAGAAGGGATTCCGCAAGATTGATTCTTCTTTTATTTCAATCAGCGGTGAGTACTACCGAGCATTTATCGTTATCAACGACGCTGTTGTAAGCGCAACTTCAGAGGAGGGCGACAACCTTTCATTTGAGACACTTATCACAGGAACAATTATCTACGGCTTGTTTAGCTCAGTAGCTGTTCAGTCTGGTAGCGTACTTGCTTACATCGCCTAACAATGTTTAGCCTCGGTCTCGGACTGCCTCAGCAGCCTCAGTGGTCAAACTTCGTCCGTACGTATGCGGACGATATCGCTGATGCTTATGCGGCTCGCGTTATTGCAGACGGAGGAACTGTAGAAGGTCTTGCGTGTTTAGCGTACAAGATTTTCCTTCTCGGCATCCGTAACATTCGCGACAATGTAGACATCACAACCACCGCATACAGCAATCGTGTGATTGCAGACGGTGGAACTGTTGAGGGATATGGATGTCTACTCAACGAAGTAACCACCTTGTCCATCCTTGGGACAACTAATCCGGCAAGCGGAATCTACTACTTCATCAACCGCTGGATTGCGGATGGCGCGACTGTAGAGGCAGAGGCTTGCCTGAGTAACTCAATCTTCGAACTGAATCAGTAATGGAAGTTTGGCGAGACATAGTCGAGAGTAAGTTTACCGAATTCTATTCTGTAAGCGATCACGGAAGGGTTAAGCGTAAGGCTCACTCTACCGAGGTTTTGTTTATGGGTAAGACTCCGTGTGTCCGCAATTACGAAGAGCGTATTTGTAAGCAATACATTCACGCACATTACAATTACTACCCTACAGTACTATTGTACGACAAGGAAAAGAATAAGTCTGTACCACGTTCTGTTCACTCGCTTGTAGCAAAGGCTTTCCTTAATAAACTTCCGCATCATCAATGCGTGAATCACAAGGACTGCAATAAGCAGAATAATAACATTGAGAACCTAGAGTGGACAACTATTAGGGAAAATACAAAGCACGCCTACGACAACGGATTATTTTCTATGGAAAACGCTTGGGCTGCGATGAGAGGTAAAAAATCAAATAGCGCTAAGTCAGTTTATCAATACACAAAAGATGGTACCTTTGTAAGGAAGTTCGAATCTCTTAAGGAGGCCGCTGACTTTTACGGAGGCAATTATTGGTCTGTGTCAAAGGCTTGCAAAGGAATAGTAGAAACATATAAAAAACACATTTGGAGTTATGAGCTTTTATAGTGATGCATCATTAGTTTTAATT